GCATACGCCAAAGCAGTAAAAGAAGGCACATTGAAACCCAAAACGCCTCTTTCCGCAAAATAATCGATTTCATTAAAGCTGCCACATGGTGGCTTTTTTAATGCCTATAATTTCCCTTTCCTGCACTTAATGCCCAGTCCTGAGAACCTTCATTTTCACCGCAAACCATTTTCATATCAAACCTCCTCACTCGCCAGCACACGGACACCCTGCTTTCCCACCGTCTCATGGGAGTCAGGTTAAAAAGGCACTTTCGGTTTCGTCGATCTAGCTGCGTTCAAACTCTTTGGCCACCCGTGAACTGAATCCGTAGATGCTAACGACTTAGCGAGTCACTCGTTGCCAGATAGAGATTATTAACGCGATAATCAAAAGTGATAGAGAGATCAAAATAATCTACCGCTCTCTTACTCCTAACTTTCGCTTAGTAATTTATATAAAGTCATGAAGAAAACAAACATCTCCCCCTCCTACCACTCTCAATCCAACATTGCGCAGCAATAGCGGAGTTCAAGTGTTCTTTTTCTCTATAGTGCAGGTAGCCATACCACAATCCTGTAATTTTATGACATAATCAGTGTTTAAGGTTCGTGGCGTCACCGAAGTAACGCAACCAGGCAATTGCTGCCATTTTGTTACTCGGCATTGTTCTATTTTCATGCCAACAACCCCCATATTCGATCACGAAAGACTAAATTAATGACAGCAACAGATACCATCAATCATAGCGAAACACCTTTAACATCAAGCACTAAGCTCGATCGACGTTTCTCAGTAGCACCCATGCTAGATTGGAAAAACCTTAAATAAACTCCTTAACTTTCAATAAATTACACACCCTATCTTTTCTTTTTAGCATTTTTTTAGCATTCCATAAAAAATTCATCCCTGTTTTGTAGCATTTCGATTCAAAATACACTTCTATTATGTAATGATAAATTACGTTCAAGGAATGGACCAATCCAACGTCAAGGAGACAACATGAACCACTTACAGCAACTTCTTACCGAATTAGAATGCATTTCCCTTGCTGATATCTCAGCGATACCAGAGCCAAGCCAACACGTCGTCGCGGAGCGTTTAGAGCAGCTTCAGGATGAGTTAAAAGCAGTATTACAGACCAGTGAGGAGCCATGAATAAAGTCACCAGCATCGCTGTTACGCTTTCTCAAATTGATGAAATAGAAACTTGGAAGCAATGCTCTCCTCAGCTAACAAAAGAAGAACGCCTTCAGTGTTATAAGATTGCTCAACGCCTTTGGCTTGAGCGGTCTTATGTCGCTAATCGGTTGTACCTCAATTTAGTTGTGATAGAAGAGCTCAAGGCAAATAACTGGCAACCAAACGATACACAGAAGCAAATGATTTGGGCCAGTGTCATAGGTTCAATAGATAGCTCAACTCAGAAGCTTCGTTTCAAAACGGTAAAAGAAAAACTGTTAAAAAAATATGGCCGGGATTGGTACAACGCTTGTGACAAGAGAGCTAAAAACGCCTACGCCGCCAAACAATGGATAAATAAACGCTCACTTAATCCTAGTTCCACGATGCTTGGTAGTATGTTCTTACGTAACGCGTCAAATGAGCAAGTTATCGCGGCTCTTAAGAGAATCCCAATCAACTAACAAATCCTTTCAATTCCGTAACCTAGTATTCACCAACACTGTCCTAAAATCTGACCAATTAACCAATATTTTGAGGTTACTATGTGGCGCGGTGTTTTTCTATTGCTTAGGCTTTTCTCGACAGAGCACTACCATGTCAAAGTGGCTTCACTATCTACTTAACCCTATGATTTAAAAAGAAATAGCATCATTAAAAAAAGAAATAGCATCATTAAAAAAAGAAAATCAGCAATCATTTCACCCTATATAAATCAATAACTTACACACAGTTCGGATACAGTTTTTCGGCCTTTTAGCTAAGTTAAAAGAGTCTAAAACCCATCAATCAAAGTTATTTTTATGCATAAACCAATTGTTTGTGCCATGCTTATTAGTGTTCAAGGAATAGACATCACAAGGACGACAATATGGAACACTTACTGCAACTTCTTAAAGAAATTGAATGTATATCTCTCTCAGATATTTCAACGATACCATCTGCAAATCAGCATGTTGTTGTTGAGTATCTAGAGCAACTTCAAGATGAGCTTAAAAGAGCGCTACAACCACCTCAAACAAGCTAAATAAACCTTTTTATCAAATAGTTCATACCGTTTAAACACCTTGGCCTTACAATCCATTCCAATTATTAAATATTGGAGTGGATTATGTATCGCAGTTTCTTTGTATTATTTATATTTTTCTCGTCGGTTGTGTCGGCGGGTTATTATGACGGGACGGAGGGATTAACCGGGGACGCGCTCAAGTCAAAATTGCACAGCATCATAGACGGTCAAAAGGTACTTAAGTATACACAGACTGGAAACACAGACTGGTACGATGGCAAGAAGATGGACGTGTGGGAAGCCTTAGTTTATACCGATTCTGCGTGCCCAGATGAAGAGCCGAAATGCGGTCTTGTCCAAATGCTTTATCTTGATGAGGCAAGAAATATTGACCAGGCGAATCGAGGCAAGTCTAAACATAACTCATGGGACCGTGAACACGTTTGGCCAAAATCCCGTGGGTTCAAAAAACAAAGCCAAGACGGCTATACAGACCTGCACCACCTGCGCCCTGCCGATCGCAATATAAACGGCGCTCACAGTAACTATGGTTACGACATGGGCGGCAAGCCATTCATGGACACATTAGCTGATGGCAGCAAAACATTCAGCGGCACATACATAGACAAAGCCAATGAATCGTTTGAACCAACAGACCGAGCCAAAGGACAAATCGCCCGTATGATCTTCTACATGGCGACACGTTACGAAGCTGGTGACAACGCTTCACCAGAAAACATGCCAGACTTGATTATTTTAGACAGCAACAAGAAACAAAGCGGTCAGCCTTCCATAGGCGACCTATGTACACTGGTAAAGTGGAATGAAGAGTTTGTGGTAACAGACTTTGAGAAACGTCGTAACGACCGAGTAGAAGAACTGCAAGGCAATCGAAATCCGTTTATCGATCACCCTGAGTTCGTGGGTTTGATATGGTCACAAAAATGTTCATAAAGATGCAATAAACTCTTGGCCTATTTCAATTAGAAGCCAAATAAGATTAGGTAGGTTATGAAACATAGAAAATAAAACTGCAAGCCAAGCTAACAGCCAAGAGATAAGTCTATCTTGCTCAGTTTCACGCTTAAAGAAATTTCGAAAAATCAGTCCAATGCGAAAAAAAATAAGATCATTGAATTCTAATTTAATTCGTACTTTTTTAACTAAATTTATAGTTTGACCTATATTACCTGTTTTCACTTTCAACACCATTTCATATCGGTCCGATACAAGCTGTATAGAGTCAATCCAAATATCTTGAACTGTATCTGGATCGGTGCCTACTACGTCATGTATTTTGGATTCAAATTTCTTAATTGAACAAGCATTAAATAATTTCCAAAATAAATTATATTTTTCAAGCTTAGGCACCTCATTGTTTCCCATTGACTGCTGGTTTATAAGATGCTTAAAAAGTGTTCTTTTTGAGTTAGTATGAATCCAATAACGCCAAATAAAGTAACTAAACAACAGATGAGCCAGCCAAGGTAGCCACTCAGGGTTCGTTATTTTGTATGGAAGGATACCAAGCCGTATTACATCTTCTGTCTGTTCAAGCCCTAGCAACCAATACAAAATAAAGGCTATTGAGACTAATTTTAAGTTTCTCGCATGTACATTAATATCTGCGTCCAATGTTCTATTCCTTAAAAATTTAATTTCAGAACTATATTATAAAAGCCCACTTCATTCTGTGGGCTTTTTTGTGCTTGTCGTTTAAATATCCGTGAAGTTACGCTTGGCATAGTCTTTGACGCGGTCAACGTTGTCGTTTACCCATTCTGGTGTGCATAGTTGGGCGATTTGAGTTTGGTACATGCGGATGGCTTGGATCATATCGACCAGCTCTTTAGAGGGTATCACAAAGGGATCGCTTTGCAGTTTTAGGAATTTGATCATGTCGTTGAGGAGTTGGTACTTTTCTTTCACGTAAAGGCCTGTTTCGAGAGTTGCCGCGTTCGCGGTGGTGGCGAGAAGGTGGTGGATCTAAATTCAGGTTGAGACTACCGCCCGTAGGAACGGCCAACCCGAAGACTGCCCAAACAAAGACCCACCATAACAGGCAGATCTCGGCCACAAAAAAACACGCAGTGCGTGTTTTAGGCCGCTACGGTATAAACGGGCTCTCAATCCCGACACTGGATTTTGCCCGTGTAACAAGAATATTAGATCAAGATTTGGGTGGGGCTAATGACCTTACAGCCATCTTTTATATTTCAATTAAAAAATATTATCTGGAATTTAATACATTATGAGCTTAGGATTTCAGATATTTCCGCTAAGACATAATGATTGACATCAACTTTTTTAAAAAAGGCTTCAGCTAATTTAAAGTTAGCTATTGATTCAGTTTCCCTACCTGAATTATAAAGAAACATCGCATAATGAATATTAATATTCCCTGATGCTTCATTATCAAATTGAAACTTAACAATTAAAGCTTTAACTATTTCTTCAAAATAAACCCATAAATCACTTTCATCAAATATCATTAATAAATCTTGCATTGCTCTAGGGTTATATTTATTGCTAGAGAAAAAATTAATCGAATACATTATTGCCGAATCAAAAAAACCCATTCTCAATTCACCAACAATAAGTGGCATTATGTTCTCATAATACTGAGAATCTACCCCCCACAAAAGCCTTCTATAATAAAGTTCCTTTTCATAATATTTACTTTCGGCACACCAAGTCGATAATTGTGCATATGCATTTTTTAACTGATAAGAATTCATTAAAAAAATATCAGATTCAAGGGACCTAATAGCACTATCATTATCGAATGAAACCTTTATCGGCTCTGCATTTTCAACAACGTCAATTAGTTTTTTTATATTTCTTTTTTGCAATTCACTCGGAGAAAAAAGGACAAAAAAAACAATATCTTCACCAATATCTATAAATCCAGTTGTTTCATACTCACCCTTTAGCTCATCAAATTTTGCAACTCTTATATGTACCTCAAGACCATCAGCTCTAACTGGCGACTGCTGTTCATCGATTACTAAGTTTTTGTATATATGATTCATTCTACTATTCTGCTTTAATAGTAAATCACTAATACTTTTTATATTTTCATCCTTTTTATAAAAATTACAATATATCCACTCATGTCTTTTACTAGCCTCTTCAAAGCTAATACCTCTTTGATATAAAGTGGCAACTGTATTATCTCTTTTTGAGTTATCAACTATCCAACCAAACGGCGATGAGAGTAAAATAGCACTTTCACCAGAATATGGTATCGCCTTAAGTCCTTGACCATCTAGTAAATCATCAAAATTTAAAACATCAAGTTCTAAATTATTAGGTCCATAATGAGCTCTATTTATAGCTGCTTGGGAATAACCTTTTTGCGTTATCAGCATTCCTTGCTGAGCGTCCACATCTTCTAACATCGATATGAATGATTCAACACATTTAACATCAATTTTTTTAGAAAAAAACTTAGCATCAACAACTATTCTAATAGGAAAATCTGCGATCAACCCTTCTATCAAAACATCAATCTGCCTTGGTTTTTTCGAGTACTTTCCAACAACCTTAGCATTATAAGTTATTTTCAAATTAGAATATTTTTTATTGAAATAATTATGTATTTCTTTTTCATAATCCTTCCAATCCATAAACAAATCCTTTTTTATAATAATCATCACTAATACTTCGAGCATTAATTAAAAAAAACTGGGGGCAGGTGAAAAATAATATTTTTTCATCTGACCCAAAACCTTCAAAAAATGCAAAACATTGAGAATCACTCTTAAATGCTTTGTTAAGTTACTTTTCGACTTCTGGTTCAAGTAATTCTAAGACATTGTCAGAAGGTGTCGTCGGTGAAGCCTCAACATATGGAAGATAAAATTCAGTTTTCAACTTCTCAAGTGACTCTGGAAAACTGGAGACATCGTTAACTACCCCAATCGAAGATGCAACCATTACGAGCAAAGCACTTACGCCAGCTACCGCTTTACATGCGATTTTTTTCGAAACTTCTGTATTTCCTACAATGTTATAAATCGACTTTCTAATAGGGTCGGGACCATATAAATCAAAATGCTTAATATATTCTAAGATTTTACGTAACTCTTCTATTAGGAATATCTTCAAATAGCTGGATAGTTCATTACTTGCTTCAATTTCAATGATTAACTTCGATACTTTAGCTGCGAGATCAGCAACCGCTAAACCGTTAACTTGAGTTGGTCGCACAAAGTGTTCAAGATTGTCATTTGCAACTTGAATGATTTCTAAATGACCCTTTTGTATTAATGCCGTTTTAATCGCCATCCATTTATGATGATATGGGGAATGCTTTTGAAAAACATCTGTGAAATATGCTTGCCATCTTGTATGTAATTTCTGCTGCTTCGGGTAATACTCTGTTACCTTTTTGTAAGCATCATCAATTAAAACAAACACCTGTGAATAATGAGGAAGGATTTCTGACGGCTTGTCTTTAACATCCAATATACGGGAAAAAACCGCTGACATTTGCTCATTGTCGTCATGTTTAGCTTTCTGCATTCGTTCTAAAAATGACTGTAATCTTGCTGCCGGATTATCAGGCAATATTTCACTTCCTATACTCAATTTATTCTCCAAAACTAACTTGTAACTTAACAATTAAGGGTTATACGGCAGCGTAGCTGTGGCTATATCCCTTAGTTGCTATAAACCCTTATTCCTCGATACTAAGCACTTTCACACCATCTGCCAATCAAAAACACCTCAAACTACTTCACTTGCCACCACATTACACCGATACCCTGCTTTTCCATCACCTCTTGCGGTGACTTTGTCGATGGACCAGTTACCTTTCATTTCGGGTGGGAAGGTGTCGTTTAGGGTGAGGATGCCTTCGGCGACGAGGTTTGGGTTACCTGGTAAGTCTAGGGTGACGCTTGCGCCTTGGCGTTTTAGTTTGGTGAGTTCGCTTTGGCTGGCGGCGATGGCGTCGGTTGGGGTTTGGTAGGTTTGACGTAGTTTCTTAAATGGGGCTTCGCCTACTTCTATGGTGGCTTCTTGGCCTGTGTTGTTGTCTGTCCAGTTGGCTTTCACGCCGTTGAATCGGCTGCGGCTTGGATTGTCCATTTGGCAGTTGGTAAAGCGGTTTTGGTTGCTTGGGGCGTTTTGCGCGGGCAGTCCGATAACGACGGGCGGAATGGCTTGCCCTGTGATGGTTTTGATTTGGCCACGTTTGGCGAGTACGTACAGGTCGTTGGCGGGTTTGGCGATGGCGTCGCGCTCTCTTGCGAATCGGGCTAAAAAGGCGCTGTCGGTCTCATCGATTTGGTCTAGGTGGTCGATCTGGATTTGCTCAAACTCTTTGGCCACTCGTGGGCTGAATCCGTGGGCGGTGACGACTTCCCGAAACAAGGCGGCAAGCGTGGTGTTTTCAAAAGTACGAGTGCGGCGTTCTTTAAAGCCGGTGGTGTCGTCCACTTGAAACGGTGCAGCGGTGGCGACGATGGTAACGCTGGGTGGAAACAGTTTCGGTACGATGCGGGTGATTTTGAACAGGTCTTTGTCCATCAGGTTATCACCGTAGCCTTCTTGCCATGTGAGCACTGCGCCCTCTTTCGGCAAGCCCGTTTGCCCTGTGGTGTCGATGTGCAAGGTGAGTTGGTCGCTTTGTGTGCCAGCGGCGTCGATGCGCTCCCACGAGGTTAAGCGGTTGTTAATGATGCTTTCCCCTGCTCCGCTGACACGCACGCGAGGTAAGTAGTTCGATGGATTCTCTAGTCCCATATATTAATGACCTTTTCTGCGGCCTTTTCAGGCAAAGTGGGGATCTCGATCACAATGCCAGCGGGTAACACTGGCCCGTATTCTTCTAAGCCGGGGTTGAGTTCGAACAAGGCTTCTTCCGCTTCGTCGTCGTTACGGTTTAGGGTGATCCAAAGAATATTGGAAATAGTGTCGCCGTCGCGGCTACGAAGGGTCGTCATTGGCGTATTCCTCTAACTCGATAGTGAAACCAAGGACAAAAGCCGTGCCGTCGTCGATAATCCTGTCTTGTTTTTCTTGCAGACGTTTAATCACCCACTGACCTAAGTTGTTACCGTAGCCATCGGCCAACACCAATGGTTCCCGCTTGTTTTGCAAGGTACGTAAAGATCCTAAATTACTCATACCTTGGGACTGAAACCACGTCCCTGTTAAGGTGATATTTTCCAACTGTTGGCCTGTGTTCTGGCTGAGCGGCTTTTGCCCATAACGGAACACCGTAACCCAACCGCCATCGCTCGTGCGCTGCAACCCTTCGTAAGGCGTGCCCTCGCTGAGCGAAAAGACAAAGCCACCGAGAGACATCATTTGAGGCATAGAGACTCCTTAATTTAGTGGAGAACAGAAACGAAAAAGCCCATCGAAGGATGGGCTTGGAGGTGTTTGGTATGATTATTTTAAGAGGTTGAGGGGTGTTTTTTTCTGAGCCTAAACTCTAAGACTAGACGCTATTTTTCACCTGACCCTAAACTCGAAAACCTCTTATACTTTTTTAATTAGTTCTACACTATTTTCAAATGCTACAACTTTGTATAAATTCCCTGTCCCTACAGACTTTACATAACATTCAATTGAGTTTGGAAAAAAGTAATTAGTAATCAACCAGCTTCCATTTTTACGCCAATCAATTTCACTCTTGTGTATTAGCTCATCAAGAAAGAACGGGTGCCTTTCACCATTTTTCTTATATAACGGAACAAGCTCTATTTTGTCTCCACCTTCATAGCGATATTCTGGCAAGTCTATCTCAATTTGCCCTTTAGTTCTATCTTCATCGTTAACAAAACTATAACCAAATTTAGTATAATTAGGGCCCAAACATTCAAGCATAAGCTCGGATAATAGATATTTTTCAAAGATTTTTTTGCTACAATTATTCACACCCACTATAGTCTCAGAAATATCTATAAAATGCTTACTTGATAAGACAACACCTATTGTAAAAAGCTTATGGAGCTTAATATAACACAGAAGACCAAGATTTGAAGGACACAAAACTAAGTAGTGATTATTGCTATCTAAGTCAAGATAATCAATAAACGGGTCGAAGACTTCTGACTCTAAACCAGACCCTATTTTCACGAATTTTTCAACGTTAAAGTAATCGGTATTCTTAAGAATTTCTGATATTTTAACGGCATCTTCGTCCATAAAATATTCTGATATTGAATCAACAGCAAATTCATATGCTATCTTCAGAAGCCCTATTTTAAACTTCAAGGTGTCTATCTCCCACCTTGTAAAAACCTTACCATTTCTCTCCTCACGCCGCCACTCACTATCAAACACAGCATTTTTAGGAATATTATGACGACTTAAAACTTTTTTAAGAAGTCCGTCAATTTCACCCTCAGATTTCGAATTTACTTCTATTTCAATCCTTTGAACTTCACCATCATCATCCTTCTCAATTTTAATTATTGGATGATGAATTACTTCATAGTTTCCGTCCTTATCTATATCAACTCTAGCTTTATTTTCAGGGTTATCTTGACAATAAAAAATGCCTGAGAATGGTTTCGGAATTTTTCCACTCTTACCAGGTATTTCTTGGTTTGAACGGTATAATTTAGTGAGTTGGTGATTAACTAAGGGAGAATCAATTTTATCTCCCATTGACGAATTACATGACTTACAAACATTATATATATGGTAATAACCATTTAAAGAGTCAGGTATAACATGCTCATCACTCATGTCATCTTTATCAAGTCGGCAGATAATACAAATCATAGATTCTTAACTCCTTGTGTGATGATATTTACTTTACACCTATTACATCAAACCTATCCCTTTACCCCAATAAAAACAACAACTAAAGCCCACTTTCGTAGGCTTTAGTTGCTCACTGCTTAAAAGTCTACAAAGCTGCGTTGGACGTAGTCTTTCATGCTGTCGATGTTGTCGTTTACCCAGTCGGGTGTTTGTAGTTGTGTTATTTGCTGTTGGTACATGCGGACGGCTTGCAGCATTTCGACGACTTCTTTTGATGGAAGGACGAGGGGTCGCTTTGTATCTGCATGGATTTTACGATGTTGTTGAGCAGTTGGTACTTGTCCTTTTCCGCTAGAGCTAGGTTGTCTGTGATGGCGGGAAGTTGTTTTTGCTCGTGGAGCTGTTTTTCCATTTAGTTGAAGGCGTTGATGCAGGCTTCTTTGAATTGGGCGGCTTTGGTGCCGGTGAGCCCATGACCAAGAAGACGAAGCCGTCGCGGGTGATGCGATACGCTCGATCTTGGCGAGTTGCCTAATTCCACCTGAATTATCATCAGCTCAAAGATTAGGAACGGTTGAAGATCAACAGAGAGGAACACTAGAAACATACCAACTAAAATGGAGGCAAAAAAAAGCCAGCTTTAAGCTGGCTTTTTTTTGTATTTACTTCTGTATCAGCAGCACAAATCCACCACTAAACAATGATGATCTCTGCAATGTCGCTTTGGTCGAGTGATACGCCCCCTCAAAGCCTGTGAATTAATATTAACACAATTGACTGACACGTCAACACTAACCTTCATGAAAAAGGGTAATTGTCAATCACTGCATCTAAATCATTTTCAATACCTAGATCCACGCCTACCTTTAAAATAAAGCCTTCTAATTTGGACAATTTATCCTCAAGCTCCTTCTTTTTATCAGAGATAGCAAGCCTAGATTGAAATATTTTGTTCTTTTCTTGAGTAAGCTTCTTAGTCTTTATTTCAAGCTGCTCTAACTCAAAAAGAGCATCTTTGTTGTATTTGGCTGTCAATTTATTGTTGATGAGAGTCCTATCAGAAACACTCAACTTATGAGGAAAATACTTATGCTCATAAGAACTATGACTATTTGCCAGTGGATAAACTCTCAAAGCAGATACACTTTGCACCATATTCAACAAGGCATACGATGTTTTTTCAGAGTACCTCAAAGAAAGTTTACTAAACACTGAATTGCTAATTTTAACGCTATCAACTTTACTCTCGTTGCCAGGGTGAGTAGACAAAGGAAGAACCTGAACAATCCCATCACTTTCACTTAAGACTATACATGGCCTTCTTTTATGCATTTCACCCGGAAGCAAATAACCATAAGGTCTATTGATTTTTTTAGCTCCATTGTGGGTTAGAACATCAAAATAAAAGCCAAACTCAACCTCTACAACAACATACTTTTTTATAAACTTTTCAATATCTTTATTTTGACTTCTAGCAAACTCACCAAGTGACAACGTTGACTCCGCTTCACTCAATGAAATAATTGCCTTGTCACCATCGACAATAAGTTCCTCTACTTTCCAATTCAAGATGCTCGGGCGAGATGAAAAGGTACATTTATAAAACATATCATGAGAATTTGGCTTGAAAGACGGGATAAATGTCTCATTGATTTGATCATGCTTAATGACACCTAAAACACCAGCATCTTGCTCTTGAAAAACCACTTCCATTAACTTTTCCAAACTGATTATTGACTAAAAAAATTCACAAAAGACATTATTATGAACTTTACCCACACAACGATCTAGTGAATTATATTTTTAACTCGCTAGCTTATCTGTCAAGCTGCCATCGGACCTTGTCGCCACGTCCATATTTCCCATCATACCTTGGGCAAATTCGGCTTTAAGGCGCTCTATCACTTGGTCGCTGACTTGTTGATCGTAGGCAGGGTTGCCTGTGGGTGTAAGGTGGATGGTTGGCGCAAAGGTCATGCTTTTGTTGTTGTTTTGTAGCTGTTGGCTTTGCTTTGCGATGGTTTCTGGTGCGGGTTGGTCGGTTTTGTCGTCTTCAAACCATCCGCCTATTTTTCCGCCAATCCATTCACCTAGTGAGCCGCCGCCCATGCCGCCTGCGATGGAGCCGACGATTCCCCCTATGGCTGTGCCTATAATGGGCACGACGGAACCAATAGCCGCACCGGCTAACCCGCCTGCGGCCGCACCACCTAAGCCCCCTGCCATATCGCCTGCAGTTGCACCTATTTGTGTGCTTTTGCCTTGTGATACGGCCGAGGCAAGGCCAGCACCTTGTAAGGCGATGTCTAATGGCCTAAAGAGTTTCCCCGCACCTTTTAGCATGCCGCCAGCCATTCCCCCCATAGGTAACATGGAAGATAAACCGCCAGCGGCTCCGGCTAGGTCAGCACCAGTCATGGCAAGATCAGCTGCATTGGCTGATCCTGAAAACATAGACAAGACTGCGCCGCTACTGAGCAACCCTGCGAGCCGGCCGTATTTGCCAAGGTGAAAGCGTCCACGTCTTGCTGGTTTGGCTCGGTTTAATAGGCTGTCTTCGTAGCTCCTTAGCCCTGCCAGTCTATTACTTACTTTGCCATTTCCTCTTGTCTTTCCCCTTACTCCTTTTCCATTTCTTTCTCGTCCATAACCGCCGCTTGCGCCAGCCCCCAGGTCATTCAGTTTGCGGTTGAGGCGGTCTAACGAGCGTGATGCTCGGTTGGCACTTTGGGTGGTTTGGTCGGTAGAATTAGTAAGTTTGGTTTTTCCAAGAGTAAAGCGATCACGCCCATTGCCAAGAGTAAGTTTCGCAAGTTTGAAGGCAATTGCCCCCGCTTTTACGACCGCAATAGCGGCAGCCACACCTAACAATCCACTAGCCAGTTTCGGGTTGGCTTCGGCAAAGTCGGCCACACTGTCTATTACGCTCATTAAGGGCGGCAAGACAGCATCGAGTACAGGCAAGAGTCTATCGCCTAATACGATGCTCATACGATCAAACTTGGCACTTAGTTGCGCGAGCATGTGTCCTCGTGTCGCGGCTCGGTTGGCGTATTCAGCGTTTACACTGCCTGTTCGATCAGCTTGATTCGCCACCTTGCCAAAGGCAGCCACAAGACCGTTGGATGGATCGTCCAATGTGGTAACCAATTTGGCCACCGCACCTTTGACTTCTTCCCCAAAGAGCTGGGAAATCACCGCACCTCGGTCTTGGGCATCCACGTTTTGTAGACTGCGCATCACTTGCACAAGGGTGCCTTGAGCGTCTTCTTGCATCATGCCGGCAAGTTCTTGGGAATCAAACCCAATGCGACCCATGGCGTTCTTTTGTGCACCTGTTGCAGCAAAGCCTGCAGTCAGTCGCCCTGTGATGTTTTTAAGAGCGGTGGACGCCACTTCGTCCGTGGCACCACCCGCTATAAGGCTGGCAGAGAGTGCTGCTGTTTGGTTGTAACTTAACCCTGCGCCCATGGCTGTAGAACCTTGACGCACCATGACGGCGGCAATGTCCTTTGCCTTGGCATTCATGTTGTTACTTAAGTAGTTTGTCGCATCAGCTAGGTCTAAGGCTTTTTTCTGTGTGAGCCCCATGGACGCACGAAAGGTCGCTAAGGTGGAACCAGCTTCATCTGCAGAAACGTCCCACGCAACACTCATTTTTGTGGCGGCTTGGGCGAATTCTAAGAGCTGGTCTTTTTCAATACCAGATTGCCCTGCAGCGGTAACGATGTCGGCAATGCCTTCTTGTTGGACTCCTAGGCGCCCAGCAAGCTTCATCATCTCTGTTCGGTATTGAGCTTCTTCTTTTTTGTCCGAAAAGTTGACGACTTTTTTGACATCGGCAAAGGTGTTTTCATACTCGACCGCACGTTTACCCGCCATGATAAGCGGTGCGGTTTTCACAGCTAACCCAACCGCCTGCCCAACAAGCTCACCTTTTTTAGCATTACGATCGGCAATGCGCCCTTTTAGGGTTTGAATCTTTTTGAGTTTGGTTTGTTGACGGTCTAAGGCTTGGCTAGCTTTATCTGTTTGTTTCGCAAGTTTGAGCTCTTGTGCACCTAAAGAATTCACTTTAAGGCCAGCGCTGGCCATGTCACTGCGTAAGCCCCCAAGCTCTTGGGCTTGTTTGCTGTAAGAAGTATTTAGGCGATTAGACGCCATTTCTGAGTTCTTGAGTGCCGCTTTTTCTTTTTTGTAGCTCTGCTCAGCCGCCTTTTTTGCTTTGGTGAGCTCTTTTACTTTTTGACTACTTTTTAATACTTGCTCAGACTCTACGCCATAAGCTTCCGCTGCATCAAGCACCGCTCGTTCAGCGCTAGCAAGTTCCGCAGTATGTTGCTTTACGGTGGCTTTAGCGCTGTTTTCTGCTTGTTTTAAGTGGTTTGTCTCTTGTCTCGCTTGAGACATGGCCTTACGCGTTTCATCTAAACGTGTACTTAGGGTTTTAAAGCGAGTGACCAGCTTTTGTTGATCACTGAGGCTTTTAAGGCTTTTGCTAGTTTGTTCTACTTGATCCTCTAGCTTGCCTGCGCTCTGTATAGCACTTTTAAACGGTTTGCTGAATTTATCTACCGCTGATAGTGCGATGGAAATTTTCTGATCGGCCACAGCCTACCCCTTATTGATACCCAGTTTTGCGGCAGCTAGGTGATAGCGGCGCATGGCTTCATCAATGCGCCAATTCATGATTTCGGATGGTGGAACGTGGTAAACCAGAGGAATAACGTCGGTTAGGACTTCGACGTCTTTTGGCGAAAGTAATCCGCCGGTTTGTCCAAAAAATCGATAAGGCGCTCTTGCAGTTGATTCCAGTCTGGCAGGCTGAGACGTTCTAGTTCAGCGTGTGAGAAACCAGAACAGCTTGAGCTAATAAAGATGGTACGCTCCCATTCATTTTGATGAGAGTCCATTAGGTCTGTCGTGCCAACGGTAGGCGGACGAAGCTTGTAACTGTTTTTTTGTTGGCCATCGTCACCTTGAATCGGAATGAGTAAGGTAGGTAAAGCCTTGTCGAATTCGCCTTCAATAAACTGAGTGGCTGAAGTATTCATCAACTCCAATACGTGATTTTGAATACTGGTGTAATCTGGCGTAATGAGCGTTTTGAGCTCTTTATCTGTGAGTCCCGTGCTTTCGCTAACACAAGCACGAAGTAATTTTGTGTCGTTACTGTTCGCCTTGTTCTTTTCTGAAAGCTCACGGTGTTGGCCCATGGTAATGGTGTGGACCTTAACGGCTTCGATTTGCTCGCCCTTCTCACTTTCAATAGGCCAAACAAGTAGGTGTTTTTTTGCTTCAAACATGACGATTCTCTTTATGATTTACTTTTCGGAAGGATAAAAAAGCCCGCTTACCTTTTAAAAAGTAAGCGGGCTAAGGGAGTTCAAGCCTTTTAACTAAGGTGTAAAGGTTACGGCAAACCAACATTACGACGGTGCTCGGCTAGAATGTCACCTTGCCCAAGGTTAAGAATTTGGGCATTTCGATCAATCTCGAAAATGATCTTTCCATACTCCATTTTCTTGTAAGCACTGACAGACATTTCCATATCATGATCAGGTAGTTCACCCATTTTACTTGGGGATTCTGTAATACCTGTGATTTCGCCTGTAATGCTGTACTCAATAGCAAACTTGTTGCCGTCTTCGTCTTGATGGGATTCGTTGACGTTTACCTGGCATAAGTCACCAGAAATCAAACCAAAGGCAGACAATAGAAGCTGATCGGCACCTTTAATTTTGAACTTGGCCGTAAGCTTTTCGAGCCCAACCATTACTTCACCTGGTATAAAGGAGCCACCACGGGTTTCTTGCATGGTCTTTTTAACTTCAGGCGGGGTGAACTCATCGAGCTCTTTGATTAACGGATATCCGTTAATCAGCGCCATTCGGGTGATGCGGGTACGTTGTCCAGCCATCTTATAGAACTCCTTCTAGAAACGATTCGACGATGCCGACATCTTCAATTAAGTGGTACACCATATGTTCGTTCGGTGCATAGCCATGGTATTTGATGGCAATGTGCCATTCGCCGTTTGTGTAGTTTTCAACGTTATTGAGCGTCGGATGAAGATACACTTGAGCACCCATGATGGTTTCGTCAGCCTGCAAGGATTTGAGCCAGAAATTAAGCTTTTCAATCTCTTGGTTCATGAACGATTCGCTCAAGTTACGCGCCATGGCTCGCTGTGCCGTTTTAGCCAACTTACGAATGATGGCGTATTCCAAACCGACTTGGGAAACAAAGCGTCCCATGACACAACGGTTACCGATCAACGAAAAGCCACCCATAGACGTTCGTGCAAAGTACGAGACGCCATATCGGTTCATTAGATCGCCATTAGTGGCTTTGTCCATGATGTTGTAATCAATGGTTCGTGCTGTGCCATCTATGAGAACCCCCATTCCACCTTTCGCAGGGCTTTCCCATAGCTTTACACGGGCAAAACAGGACAATGCAGCAGCTGCACCAGAAGTGTACACATACCCTTTTGCTGCTTGACTGTAGACGGATACGAACGGATCAACCAGATAAAATGCGTCGAACCCTGTTCCTTCACCACCGAGAGATTCGGAATAAGCAACCGCTTCATTGTCATTAGTATTTGGTCCGTCACCAACTGGAATCGCAAAAATACGTTTACCCAGTGCCGCCAAAGAGTCAGCAACCGGTTTGCTATTAAAGCCTGGTGCAGCAAGATGGGTTGGAACTTCCTGACAATCTGACAAGGCCTCTATGCCTGTACGCTGACCTGTTGTTGGGTCAACCTTACCGATCACGTTGTTGACCGTTGAAGCTGCGTCTTCCCCTTCTTCGACAATGACTGCGTAGATAGGAACAGATACTAAACGCTGTAGCTCATAGCATGTTCGCCATAAAGTCCCGCGCTCAGTGCCAACCATATCAAGCTTCGCAGTTCCTGCAGGGTTAGCAATTCGAATAGGACTATTTTTGGGCAAAAGGGGGTCGGCGTCCGGTGCGGTTCCAACGATGCCAAGCACGATACTGCCCAGTGGGCCCATGGCCGGCGGCGCTGAATGCTTTTCTACACTCATACCGTTATGAACAAAGGATACAATCTCTGGCATTACGCCTCTCCTTTTGGTTTTACGGCTGCTGTCACTCGCGTGATTTTACCGCTTAGAATTAAGAATTCTGCTTCACTTGCTAGCAGCTCGACCGTTTCACCTTTTTGATGCCAATGCTTGTGATTTGGGCATTGGTAAGGGGAAACCACAGCGTACTTTTGCCGTGGGTTATCCGGCTTTTTTATGGACATGGGTATTCTCCAGACGTAAAAAAACCGCTTTCGCGGCTGGGATTATTGCTCAGTTAGTTGAATATTTATTCAGTTGGTAAGGGTAGCCGTTCTTTGATTTCGGCGACTTTATCTCGCCATTTCTTCTCAGCTTTGTCTGTTTGGTCGTATTGCCATTCCATGTAGAGCGGGTCAGATTCGGCTTTGTAAGCGGCTTCGCGTTGAGCTACTGTTGAGGCGAGTCGTTCTTCGAACGTGAGTTCAGGCTTTGGCGGCTCTTCTAACAAAGCGCCTTCGGGAAGCTCTTCACCTAGCTCTGTGATTGTGTGCTTTGTGCCATCAGAGAGCCAATATTCTTTACCAATATTGTCAATCACATAATGCCAAGCACCGTCTTTAAAATGCAGTTTATAACCCACTAACTCAGGTAGAGGTGGCACTTTTGTAGTGTTACGGATGGGTATCAAGGCGCCACTAATCGGGTCGCGTTGCTGATCTATTTTACCCGTTAATAACCAATAACTTTCTGATTTATCAAATGCGTATAATTTCACAACTATTCTTTCCTACACTAAAAATTCAGCATCTTTCGCAATGTTTTTTGACCGAGTTTCGCTACCACCAAAATATGTTGTACCTAAACCTGTTCCTGATGTAACGGTATCATCAGGGTCATTTGAACCATCATATTTACCAGCAGTAGTTCTAGCTATTTCGTGACGATGAGCTTTAATTTGATCATCTTGATAACTGCCAAATACTCGACCACTATCGATACCCCGACCTCTATCAGTGAAACGAACAACAAGCCCTCCATATATCGGCGTAGTAAAAGTTGTCGATCCATCTCCATCTCCCCAGAATCCACCATATATTTTCAAATTAGAATCTTTGGTAACTTGATCTATTAATCCATCTTTTTTTGCTTTGGCGAGTAAAATTGGGTGAACATTACGATCTAATTCCCCTGAATCAAAACGCATCTTACACGCTCCTGTGTGAGCGAATGTTGATGTTAATAATTCACCAATAAGAGAAACTGGATTTCCAGTTCTCGGGTTTACTTGCTCTGCTATATAAAATGCTCCTGCAATAAAGCGAACAGTCAGTAACGCCGTAACAATAACTTGAGTATCTGATACAACTCCCATCAGCGGCACAGCTTCCAAGTCGTCAACCTTGATCGTCATAACATCTGTATTTGTTGTAGCAACAACAAATGAAAATTCATCGAAATCATTCAACTCCGTTATCGGCGTTGTACCTTCCTTACTAGTCAACACTACTTCGTTAGCAGTACCCGACACGATAAATGTTTTCTTCTTGCTCTGCAGTGAGTCCGCATACACTTTATCAGCTTTGGCTTGTGTCTCTGCGGCCACTTTTGTTTGATATTGCTCATGAGGATCGTTTTCATTTACATGTGCTACAACCGCATTATTTAAATCCGTCGGTGTGGCAAACTGCACCGAAGGATCAATTTTAACTTGAATGGTATCTGCATTACCTGGTACGAACTTAAGGCGGATCGTGTAGCTTTTCCCCTGTCCTTCTTCTAATAGCGGTTTGTAATCACCCGCTTGACGAGCATAAGCATACAGCTCACCGCTCTCAGTCTTAATACCGGCTTCACGAATGGTAAAGCCGCCATCAGCAGCTGGGATTTCAGCCCGAGCAATCCAAACATTTAAATCTTTATCATCTTTTTCTATGGTAATAGCGTACTCTCGGACTTGATGAATCAAGTCGGTTTGCGTGGCAGGCGATTCGGCATCTGGTAATACCCCATCCCCCACAACCAAGACGGCAAAATCCACCGAGGTGCTGTTAAATTTAGCATCACGCTCAAGTCCAAAACCTGTTTGTGTAACATAGGTTCTATAATCACTCATTTCTTGCTGGCTCCGATGTGGAAATAATTCGTAGATGTTGGGCAAGACCCATGTGCGTTATGGCGTTTGATTCACTCCCTTCCGGTACAAACGGCAGTGACGTCATTGTGATGCCCATCTCAGCTGCCACAGCAATACGAGGCAAGGCAATGGACTCACGAGCTAAATTAAGCTCATAAGTGTCCCGTTCCGACTTCATTTCTGTAAGAAGCTCATCAATCCTCGTATTGATTTCAGCCGTTAATACTTGATCAGAACAATACACCCATATTTGAAAAAAATAGGGGGCTCGAGCCGGTGAAAATTGAAACCAAGGGGTCACATCCGAACCAAATCCCATTTGATCTAAGGCTTTTATAAATCCCATACGTGTGCCACTTAATTGCCTATTCCGCCAAGCAAATTGCACACGGTTCCTTTTAATTAGCTCACTGTCTTCTGAATCCCAAACTGGCACCTGATGCTCAATACCAAGTGATGTAATTGCCACCTGAGGTGTTTCCTGCGCGTCTAGTAACTCAGGATAAGCATGGTTGACTGAAAATAATACTTCACTAAGAGCAAGCTCCAAACCCCGCTCTAATGGGCTTTTATTATCTGGAAGGACGCTATAAGTTTTCAGCCCTGATGGTAATTTGGATTGAGTCAATGTAAGGCGCCTCATTGTATTGGCAGCGTACTGGCTCCGGTGGATCAATCAAATCGCCACGATGTGCACCGGTCGTTTTTAATAAAACGCTGTACAGCATGGATGGTTCAATACTGCCTCCAAGCCTGTGTTGCTGGGTTGCATAACTCTGTACAGCTAATTGCGCCGATTCTTTTACTGCTTCCGCATCGGCTCCCTTTCGAACATAGAGCTCTGCCCTGCAGGACCACGATTGGATCGTCGGGGCTTTCACGGTAAGTAAGTCGGTTTCTTGAGCAATGTCATCACGCTGCATATAGGCTTGTGTTGCCGCAATTAGAGCTTCTGTAGGCATACCGTCGTTGGCATGCCCTAATATGAAACAGTCCACTTCACCTGGCGCAACACGCCGTGCTTGAGCATCTTTGGTTTGCCCCGCCATGTCATGAGGTTCAAAGTCGTAGGTCACCACCACTTTGCTTTGAGTTGGGCTCTCAACAGTGACTTTGGGACGACCGCCTAGGGTCATGGCATTGAACCGGTAACCTGACCGTGTGCCTGTGGTTGCTAATGCATAGGCTGCGAGGTAATAACGTGTGAGTAAGGCGTCATTACTTTCGACTGTTGGTGGTACTGGAGGGAAAGCGTTCGGATCGCCTTCATCTAATATTTGGCGCTCAACTCCCAGTTGACTAGCAATAAGATCAACCATTTTGTCGTCACTCGCGTACATGCCGAACATCTGCAACGCTTGAGCATTCATTTGACGAAAGTGGCTTTGCAAAATCACGGTAAAAGCTTCAGTAAACTTCGTTAATAGCTCCGCTTCGTTTGCAAACGTTTCAGATACGGCTTCCACATCATCTGGGGAATTGTTCGTTAAGTAATCTAAGATTTTACTTTTGACGGTAAGGAAAAGATCATCAAATTTGGGAGTGGTAATGATCTCTGGTTTAGGTAGTGGATTTTGATGTGGAAACATCTAGTGGCACCTCAAATTTAACATCACGGCCATTCCATTTGCCTTCAAAATACAGGGCAAGCCCATCCGTTAATCGTTTAGCGACACAGCGAGACGGTACAAAATCCGTTAAACCATTTATCGGCTCATAAAAAGCGGCAATGGCTGCAGCTTGAAGGCGAATAAGCATACTATCTGCCATATTTGCGCCCATGTAATCACGTACATTACTGCCAAAAGTCGGTCGTTTCGCTCTACCTACTTTGGGAGTGGTCATTACTTGGGTAATGCGACTAACAAGCTGGTCAAAGCCGTCTATTTTTCGGCCTGTTTTACGGTCTATACCGATCATTTAGGTCACCTGATCTTATTCTTAGGTCACTTTGTACGTACCTGCAGAAGAGCCGCGTGTCACTGGGACCTCTGCATTCTGTGTAATGTGGTTCACAATACCTTCGGCAAAGGCCAGCCACCAATCATGGCCCGCCGCCTTATTCGCTAAAGGAGCAAAACCTTTTGCTTGCATCGCGGCTTCAATATCCTTCGCTAGCTGCTCTGAGTCTAATGCCATGATCACTCCTTTTACTTTGCTGCGGTAACAGTGGAAGAACAGTCTGCATGAGGTAACCCGGTGATCATGCATTTATGTGCACCAGTCACAACGCCAACCCCTTTATTGAGTTTGATTTGGCTTCCATCCACGGTGACTTCACCACCGGCTTTAACTTTGGCGGTTTTATCCACGTTAACGACCACATCGCCTTTTACCTCGACTTTGAGTAAATGGTTTTTTGTGTGATACGAGACTAAGGAACCATCGGGATAACAACGAATGATCTCATCAGGGTCGTTACTGGGAGCAGGAAAACTATCACTAAACAAACCAATTAAGGCGACGGTTTGTGTGCCATTGTTACCCGCGCCATAGTTCAATATCACTGCCTGTTCATTCACACTTGGACATCGATAATCTGAGGTGTCGCCAGCGGCAGAGGAAAACCAGCGAATAAAAGGTGTTTTAAGCGCACCATGCTGTACTCGAATTAAAGTCCCAGATTCATGTACTTCACTGACGTAACCAAGACGAACCATACTTTGAAGCCGTCGTCTTAGATCTTCTGTTTCTTCGCTTAGTTCTTCTAATCGTTCAAGATAAGGGTTCAACATATCGCGAACCATGGCTTCAATAAGTTGACGCATTAGAGGCTCCGGTATTCGTTCTGGTTGTCTTCATCTATTGGGTTAGCGGCGATACGAACGCCACTTTTCACTGTCTCTGGCTGCCAAGTAGATGCGCCCAAATAGAGCTTTTGCTCCCAATTCACCACCCATGAATCAAAACCGCCAAGGGTCTCTTCGCGAAAACTGCCAGGGTACGCCTCGATGCTAAACGGCTTTTCTAATACGGAGCCTTTCAACCAAATACCCTTTTCATAAACAAACTGAGAAACAGCAATAGCGAACTCTTGAAGCTCCATTTGTAAACCCGTCACTTCTCGGCCCAACACACAATGAATAGCGAATTGCGCAACAACAGGATAACGACCATCACCCACGTCTGCTGCTTTGGGCAGTTCTTCAATATTCAACAAGCAAGCTGGTGCAAGTGTTTCAAGATTTTCACTTGGGTCATAGCTGTCTATAGTGACTCTTGGAAAGCGTACTTTCAGAGCATCAATAATGGCTTGGTGTACGTCGCTTAAGGTGATATTAGTGTTTACCACTTACTGCCCCTCGACGTTCATTACAAAGTTAATCTCTTGCTTTAAAATTTGACGAAAGCGCGCCTCGGCTCGAACGTGATAGCGCTCAATAATGGGTTCAGCAATGTCATTAATTAAAAAACGCTCTTCTTCGATGGGCAACTCTGTCCATTGCCCGTCAGACCGTTTTAAACGCCTACCGCCCTTACTAAACTTTCGTTTAAACACACTACTGTGGCCACTCTTCATAGTGCCAATAAAGGCGCCTATAAAATGATGTTTACCGACTCTAACGCCCACATCAGTTTGCCTAGGCTTGCCCAAGGCACTAACATCAATCGGCGATAAGCCAAACCAGACGTTAACGGTTCGCCTGCCATCCTTCATGTAAAAAGTCTTGTAATAGCGAGCCGCTAATACACGCTGAGGAACAGACAAAGCCACACCTAACTCGCGTTTGGTTTGTGTCTCTAACCAACGAGCTGTTTTTTTAAGCGTCCGTGCCACCGCTTTTTGAAGCTGACGGATAGACAACTCTAATTGCTCTTCTAAGTCGGCAATACCCGCCCCTAAATCTATTTCTAGGTTCATACATTATCGCCAGTTGTGGTCTTTGTTTTGCGTTACTTTCAAGGGAAGGACGATTTCAAACTCTGCCTTTTTAAATGGCAGGATTAAATAGGATACGCCGTCTATTTCGAGGCGGTCCCCTTCTTCACAAGGGCAATGATCAGGTGCTACGCAAAAAGTTGCGGTGATCACCTCTACATGCAACTGTCCTGCATTTTTTGATTTCGATGAGGTAATCACATCGCTTTCAATGAATGAGAACGTCCCTGTTACTGTGCCGGTTATGCCTGTTTTCGATATCCACACCACATCTTGCCCAAACTCTTTATCAATATCGCTCTTGAGTGTCGCTAAGACAGCACGATGACTAAGGTTCATAAGCGCCTCATGAGTTAAAAAGATAAAGAGTTGGGGAAGAGACTTGTCGCTTAGTTAGAGCTGTAGATTTCTGCTAGCAAAGAAGGATCACGGGCAATCGGTAAGTAAATCGCGCGGGAGCGGATTTCCAAGCCTTCGTCATGGTCTAACTCTTTGGTGGTAATATGGCACTCACGGGCTTTGGCTGAGCTAGAATGCAAGACATCAGCTGGTGCTCGTAACATACCAAACAAGCCTTTCACACCCAGTGGGTAACTTGCGCCTTTGGTGGCTACTTCATCCGCTTCATCAGAAACAAATTTAATACCACAAATGTTAATTTCACTTGGATCATCGGCGAAGGCCACTACGCGTTTTGCGTGAATCTCGTCACTGTAAAACGCTTTGATGCTGGCGTGGTTCAAGATTTTTTCAATCAGTTCCTGACCAATACGACACTCGACGCCCTGCAAAGTAAGGTGACCATGTTTTTTTGCGTTGTCTACGGTGGCCTTACGAAGCCCCTTCAACAATGCAGGCACATCCGTTGCTGGTGTACCAAGTTTCAAATCCAGCTTACGCTCTTGCACACCCAGCACATCAAACAAGTTAATTAACACCGTGCCTTTCTTATTCTTCACTTTACCTTTCAATGCTGAATAGGCTGTATAAGCAGCGGTGTAGCGATGATTGTCTTTGTGCTTACCCATCTGACTTTTTACTAAAGCCGCTAACTCTTGAGCTTTAATCTTTTTATCCCGTAATGAGCCAATACGTGACAGGTCACTAGGTACAATACGTGTATCAAATGGATAACGAATCAAACGTACCGGTACTGCGCTTTCAGCATCGTGTTCATCAATGTTTGGGTTTTGGCCAATTTCACCTGGCATTAAGACTTGAAGCTGCTGTCCAGACTTCACAATCATCACGTTACGATGCTCGACATTTTCCACAGTGAACATGCTCAAGACAGCCGCATCTATGTGAACAGATGCATTAAAACCAGTCGTTAACGCGGTAAGCGAGAACGCCTCGTGATCGAATAAATCTTCCATTACTATGACCCTTTTTTGATAACGATGAATGCTTTCTCAAGCTGCTCGGTGATGGCTATTTTGGCCAGCTCTGTCACCCCATCTGGCCATGCGATGTAAAGTGCATTGAATACTGAATTCGCCCAGTAAACCTTACCGCCGCCAGCATGAATGCCATAAGCATCACTGCCGTCGTAGCCTTCTGATGCTATATCAAGCGCTTCACCGTCTTTGGTGACGATGGCCCACTCTGGCTGTGCCGCTGCGGCATCAATTTGTTTGATGCACAGTTCGCCACGCTCATGGGACCAAAGGAGTATTAACGAGTCGGAGACCTTATTTTTAATCTCTTGCATTACGCGTCCTCAATCAGTTGTAGCATGTCGTAGCTCTCTTCTTTGTGAGACTCCAACCCGCTGGTTAATGAAATTTCTTCGTCCTTTTTCGCGGCGGCTTCTTTTAATACTTTGGACGCAGCTTCTTCACTCACATTATCTTGAATAAGCTGTCCCGCCATTTCTGGAACACCGGCAGCGATCGCTAGCTGATTAATCTTATGCGTCAACTCAGTCTGAGCTGATGCTTGCGTAGCGGACGATTGCTGCAATGCGACAATTTGCGCTTTTAAATCAGCCGTTTCCGACTCATGAGTAGCGTTAATCTGTGCAACAATTCGCTTGTGCTTTGAATCTGTCATCATGGTATGGATCTCTTCCTCTGTTTTGATGCCATCGATTAGGCCTTGATCGAGTAAATCGCGAGCGCTAAATGTCTTCGCTTGCAATGCTTGAACTTGAGCCGCGCCAATGCCTCGGTTTTGTGCCACCAATTGAAAGAAGGCGTCACCTAACTGGTTCACCATGGCTTGGTGACGTGTGCTTTCTCCATCACTCAAAGCGAGGTGCGGCGAACCGTCGGCTTTCGCATCGCCGGTGGTAAAGTAGGTAATGGTCTCTTTCTCGTTGTGAATTTCACGACGACCAAAGATCACACCAATAGAACCCGCCATACTGTGTGGGCTGGCGTAAAGTTCAGTACAGGCACTCGCCAAGGCATAATTGGCAGAATACGAACCGCCATTAATAAAACCGATGACCGGCTTAATGGCGCCAATTTCTGTAATCAAATTAGCCAGATCAAAACAACCAGACGCCTCACCACCAGGACCATCAAATTCCACGAAGATCTTCTTAACCGAATCATCCTGAGCCAGCGCGTTGAAGTTTTCACGTAAATCACGATAAGAAAGGATTTCGTTACAGTTGGCGTCTAACCCATTGAAACGGTGTGAAGTAGGTCCAAAGATTGATAGGTGACAAAAGGTGTCTTCTCGCCCA